GTCAGCCGGTCGTGTGTCCCTCTAAATAAATAGGGAAACTATATGCTTCTCACAGATGAAGAGGTTCAGGAGAGAATTGAATCTCCACTAAATCTCTTAAATCGTTTGCGTCACGCATCCAAGGCTCATTCTCCTTTGCTTCCACCTAAGTCTGGTGAACTAATACCAGATCTAGATGAGAAACTAGAGCCTGATGTAAAGAAGCAAGCCACAAAGATCATGAATGCTGCATTGAAGGAATTAGAAATGCGTATTCCTGACGTGCAGAAACCAGAGAAGCTCGCCTTGATTGCCGAGACTATGAATAAAGTCATAGTGGCTAGGGAAGATAAAGACAAGGGTAGCAACGCACCACAAGTCATTGTATATGCACCCCAGGTAATTCAGGAGTCTCATTTCGAGACTATCATTGTACAGGAGTAAAGAATGCGCTCAGCTCTGTTTGCAATCATCCTAGCATTACCCATCAATGCATTCGCTCAATCAGATCCTTGCATTGCGGCTGCCCCTCCATTCGTTGTATCTTCAGGTGCTCCATATACTGTTACTTGGTTAATGGATGCTCAAGTCCCAGTCTCGCCAACAGACCCAACATTAGTTAATCAAAGGATTGATGGATATTACTTACAGATAGACCTGCAAACTAGAACTAGAATTACTTCAGCACAGGTCACAGTCCTCCCTCCTTGTTCCGCAACCACTCCCAATTCTGGCAAGATTCCAACCGTATACAGAACAACTTCTGGAGTAACGCGCGGAAGCCATACTGCAAGATTAGCTGCATTCAATTTCACGTTGGATGTTAATGGAAATCCAACTACTAGTGAGCAGGAAGGACCAGCGGTAACTGTCCCTTTCGACGCCGTTGACCCATTACAATCTACTCCTCCAAGGATTCCAGGAAATGTGATAATTCGTAAATGACTCCGGTGGACGCTGAATTTACGAAGTGGCTCGTTACCCTTGGGGTCGGCGGTGTATTAGCTGGATTTATGTTCATGTTCTATCGAAAGGACGTGAAACAATATACTGAACTTTGGAAAACGGCTACAGACCAGTTGATAATAATAATTAAAGAAAACACAGTATCTAACACACGCCTAATAACTTTACTTGAAGCTCAAGAACGAAACGCATTGAGGAAGTCTGACATCGAGGCTTTCTTAGATAAGAGGTTGAAAGAACAGAAAGGATAGCATGCCTGAAGAGTTTAGCGAATCCTTTAAGGAACAAGTTATTGCAGATGAAGCTGCTGCTGAAAAAGAATTTCAGGATCAATTAAAGAAAGATGAAGTTGAAGAGCTAGTTAAAATTGCGGCTGATGATGTTCCTGCTAAACAGCTATATACATTGTCAGAAGTTACAGGACTCGCAATTAAGATTGCATTACTTGAATCTGGTGCTGATTCAATGTCACAGATTAGAACATTTGATAAGATTAAAGCGGCACTAGAAAGGTAGAGTAGACATGGCAGTAGGAACAGCAACAGTCTCGGCTTCAACTGGACCCGGAATAGCAGTTACTTCCAAAGTCATTGCTAACGTTCTAAGTTTCTATGTTGATATTTTAAAGCAAGTGATTTTCTTTTATCAAGTTAATGATGATCAGACTGGTCCTATGCAACAGTTTGCTCTAAGCAATACAGTTACATTCACTGCTACTATTTCAAACGGAGCATGGACGATTACTTTAGTAGTGACATAAGATATTAATAGAAATGCCAACAGAACTGTTAACGCTTGGAGTGCCACATACTTTAGTAATTGGAACTCCTTATGCATTGCCTGATATGAGATGTTTATTATTTTCTGATTCAGCAACTGCTACATTTACACAATCTAATACTGTTGAATTTACAGCCTCTGTTGCAATAACTCTTGCAGGTGGACAAGCAGAAGTGGCAGGAGGATTTATCAAGTGCGCTGTCGCAACTGCATTAGTTATGCTTAAGAAGCAATAGGAGGAACATGTTAGTACTTCTTGGACTCGTGGTTATTCTTGGGATTGTGGCTTGGATTGTTAACTCAAGTCCACTTGATCAATTCTTTAAGAATGTTGCATTTGGCATTATTGCAATTATTATTCTTGTTGCATTTTTTCGAATTGTTCTCGGCGTTAGTCTTACATCTGCTTTACAATGAAGCTTCTCCTTCCTCTTATCCTAATTTGCGTTAGCGGCTGTGCCACAACACATTCACTTGTAAAGGTGGAACGAGTTGGGCCAGTCGAAGCCGAAATCTGGCACAACAATAAAACTAAACAGTGTGAGAGACGAGTCTATCTTGACTCGATGTATTTCAAGACTATAGTGGATTGTCCTGCAACAAATAATGAGGTCCAGATTCACTAATGGAAATCACCCTGGGGCACTGTCAAGCCTGCGCTGATTCCTTAGGCATCGCGCCGGAATTAGTCCAAACTGTAGCTAGAGTAGAGTCTCAGGGTGATCCAAAAGGATTCTTATTTGAGCCTCACGTATTTAGCAAGTTAACTAATCATATTTATGATCAGACTCGTCCCGATTTATCTTATCCTAAATGGGACAAAACAAAATACCCAAAACATAAAGAAGATAGATTAGTTCAATTTGGTAAGGCAGTTTATCTTGAGCCTTTGCGAGCCTATGAGTCTGCAAGTTGGGGCTTGTTTCAGATTATGGGCTACCATTTCAAAGTTTGTGGTTACAGCTCCGCTCTTGCAATGTCAGCAATCTTGCAATCGAGTGTTGAAGCAAATGTAACTGCATTTGGTAAAATCCTACAGAGTATGTATTTGATTGATACTCTTCGTGCTAAAGAGTGGGAGAAGTTTGCCAAGATCTATAATGGTCCTGAATATAAATTAAATAACTATCATATTAAGATGCAGAATGAATATGACCGAATTATTAATACCAAAGTCGCTTGATGATACGGCTGCTGATCTAATTAAAGAATGGAAGCCGTTCCCTAAGCAAGAACTATTTCTTTCCATTCCAGAATCAATTAAAGAAGGTTTCTACGGGGGCGGAGCAGGAAGTGCCAAAACAGAAACCTTAATGATGTATCCAATCGTAAGAGGTTGGTACAAGAATCCTAGATTCAAACAGCTCTTTCTACGACGGACTAATCCAGAGTTAAAGCTCGAGATTATCCCTCGTATGAAACAGATTTATCCTAGATTTGGTGCCACGTGGAATGGTCAAGACCAGGCTTTTACATTTCCGGCTCCTGATCAATACGGCTCTGGTTTAAGAGGTAATTCTGGTGCAGTCATTGCGTGTGGACATTGTGAGACAGAAGATGATGTCCACCGATATGATGGAATGGAAATCAATCTTTTTACGCCAGATGAGCTTACGTCGCTTACGGAGTGGATCTTCCTTTACATTGGATATACAAGAACTAGAGCTCCTGTTGGGTCCGGATTGCCCGAATGCATACGAGCTGGCGGTATGCCAGGAGATATTGGACATACATGGGTTAAGAAGCGATTAGTTGATCCAGCTCCTAAAGGTTCAAAGATTATTATTGGCAGGGGTGGTAACAAACGAATCTATATTCATGCAACTTATCTTGATAATCCTCATCTCGGTCCAGCTTATGGGCAGACTCTTGCTGCAATGCCAGAGGCTGAACGTAGAGCCAAGTTGGGAGATTGGGAAGCATATGAAGGTTCAGTATTTGACGAGTTAAGAACTAGACAATACCCTGATGAACCAGAGCATGCTTTACATGTAATAGAGCCCTTCGAGATTCCCGACTGGTGGCCAAGAATGATTATTGGCGACTGGGGAATGAGGGCAATGACATACGTTGGGTTCTTTTCAATCTCTCCTTCTGGAAGGTTATATCTTTATCGTGAGTTAGCCTGGAAGAATGAGAAGATTGCTCAGTGGGCTCCGGTAGTAAAAGAGTTTGCTGATAGAGAGAATCCAAGAACGATTAAGTTCTGTAAATCAGCAGGACAAGATCGCGGGCAAGAGAATACAATTCAGTCTCAGATTGAAGATGCGTTAGGTAGGTTTATTGAGCTTTCCACGAATACGGCTGGTTCTCGTATAGCAGGAAAGCAATTAGTTCATGAGTATCTCAGGTGGAAGCCACGTCCTATTATTCCACTAAGTGAGATACCTATATTTGATGAAGGATATGCTCAGTGGCTTTATCGTAATAAAGGTGCAGATGATCACAAGAATTATTTAAGGCTATTTGATCCTCCCAGTGAAGAAGTTAATATTCCAAAGCTACAAATCTTTAAACAGTGCAAATTAATGATTATAGCTCTCCAGTCTTGCTCATATGCTAAGCCAGGCAAAGATGGAATTAAACCGGAAGATGTTGCCGAGTTCCCAGATGATGATCCTTATGATACATTACGCTACGCATGCGACTCTGCAGAAAGATATTTTGAGGAGTCTGCTCAAGAATTCGAACGCATTCAGGCACAGGAACAACTTATTAAAACCCTCCAGAATACAAACGACTGGACCGCATTTTATCGTAATATGAATAAAGTTGAAACAACTAATCGGATGCAAGTAGTTAGACCATTTCATAGAGGTAGGAGACATTAATCATGTGGGGATGGTTAAGAGAATTCAGAAATGTTTGGAATGAACCTACAATATGTTCTTCCTGTGAGCTTCTAAAGGTTGAGTTGAGCAACGAAAGACTAGAGAAGCAAAGACTTCTTAATCGTCTTTTGGCTCCTCAGCTACAAGAGCCCGAACGATTAACGGCTCCAGAAGTTCAGGTTCCAATTGGGACAAAGCATATTCCTTGGAGAGTTAGACAGCAAATGCTTGAGCAAGCTGATAGAGAGAAGGCTCAAGTGATAGCTGAATTTAAGAAGAGAGATGCTGAAGCTCGCAAAGCTAATCCTACTTCTATTACTCCAGCTACTACGATTGAAGAATTAGAACAGAATCTTGGAATTGTAGAGGAGAAGTAGATGCCATTCTTTCAAGAAGATAAAAAGAAGAAGCCTGCTGAAGCTGCAAAGCCAGTAGCTCAAAAGCCTGATATGGTAAAGCGTATTCAGGATGCAGCGATGGCTCAGCGAGAACGTGATCTCAAAGCTGAAGAGGAAAAGAAAAAGAAGAAGGGCGTGAATACGGCTCCTTCTCAGGGAGTTCTCAGCCGTCTTTATGACATGTTCGTGGGGACTTCGGAGAAGAAGTAATGCCCGATCTTAAGCTGCCAAGTGAAAAGATTCAGCGTCTATTGCTCGAAATCGTTGAGCACTTTGACGGCGAGGATAGGGCTGTTCACGAGAGACAGATTCGCAAATGTCGTAGACTTAAATTATATTGGGATAACATCTTTCAGGCATGGTATTCGGAGGTAGCACATGATTGGCGAATCTGGGATAATTCAATCTCAGAAGACACAGCAGACCAAGCCTATTATGACAAGCCAGTCAATACCTTCAGGGCCTATACTGAAACGATTATTGCTGCTTTATCTGTTACTACTCCTTCTGCAAAGTGTTATCCAGAGGATGCCGATTCTTCATTAGATACCGTAACGGCTAAGGCTGGGGATAAAATTAGTTTACTAATCAATCGACATAATAATGTTAATCTTCTTTGGCTAAAATCTCTCTATACTTATTATACGGAAGGGACTGTCTTCTTCTATTCCTATCCGAGAAGTGATGAAAAGTATGGGACTTATGAAGAAGTTCAGAGAGAAGAAGAATTAATTGATAAGGATATGATTAAGTGCCCTGTCTGTGGTCAGATGACTGAAGTAGATGAGACACAGGATATATTTCAGCCAGAAGAACAACCACAAGATAACTGTCCAAACTGTGGCAATCTTGTGACGATGGAACAAACAACGCAATCATTCTCAACAACCAAGATTGTTGGCAAGACAAAGCATCCAAAGTCTCGTGTCTGTCTAGAAGCATATGGCGGTCTATACGTTAAGATTGCTAACTATGCTAAGACTGCAGAACAGACACCATACCTCATTCATTCCCAGGAAGTTCATTACGCTTCTGCAATGGAAGAATATGAACATCTCCTTGGTAATCCAAAGTTACTGAATCAACTAAAGTCCCAGGGTGTAGGTCCAATGGATACCTATGCTCAGTGGGGACGATTGAATACTCTTTACATGGGAGAATATCCTAACTATGTAGTTACTAATCGAAAGGCTTGGTTGCGTCCTTGCTCTTACAATATTCTTGGCGATCAGGAGGATGTTAAAGAGCTAAAGAAACTCTATCCTCGTGGAGTTAAAGTTTGTTTAGTTAATGATGAATTTGGTTCAGCCGAACCACAGCTCCTCGATGATTATTGGAGTATCTCAGTTAATCCACTTGAAGATTATCTAACTCATGACCCAGCTGGAATCCCACTAGTTGCGCCACAAGAAATTACTAATGACACTATTTCTTTGGTTCTCCAGACAATGGAACATGGAGTTGGACAAACCTTTGCCGACCCTGGGGTGCTCAACTTTAAGTCATACCGAGATACGGAAACTATACCGGGCGGCGTTTATGAAGCGACGCCGAAGAGTGGTAAAGGACTTTCGGAAGCATTCTATCAAGTAAAGACAGCTACATTAAGCTCAGAAGTATTACCATTCTTTGAGCTGATTCAATCTTTAGCTCAGTTAGTCTCTGGTGCTCTACCTAGTTTATTCGGCGGCCAACTGGATGGCTCGAATACGGCTAGTGAGTATTCAATGTCTCAGGCTCAAGCGAGACAGAGAATTCAGAATACCTACAAGCTATTCACATCTGTTTGGAAAGAAGTTCAAGGTAAAGCGATTCCAATGTTTATTAATAATATGAAAGCCGACGAGAAGGATGTTCAGAGACTTCCAGATGGCTCATTTATTAATATCTTTATTCGTATGTCTGAGCTAGAAGGTAAGATTGGTAAGATTGATCTCGATGCTGCTGATAACTTACCACTTACTTGGTCTCAGATTAAAGATACTATTATGAAGATGTTTGAATTGCAGAATCCTTTATTCTTGGAGATGTTAACGGCTCCTGAGAATATTCCAGTTCTACGCGATGCTATTGGATTAAATGATTTCTATATTCCTGGTGAAGATGACCGTAGCAAACAAAATGATGAAATCCGTCAACTCTTAGAATCTGAAGCTATTCAAGATCCAGAGACTGGTCAATTCGAACCGTCTGTTGATATCGATCCACTCTATGATAAACACAATATTCAATTTGAGATTATTAGGCAGTGGGCTACTAGTGAAGCTGGTCGTCTTACTAAGATCGAGAATGAAGCTGGTTATCAGAATGTATTACTTCACGGTCAGAAGCATTACTTCGAGATGAACAAGCAATTGATTCTACAGCAAGGTGCTGATGAATCGAAAGGCAAAGATAATCCTGAGAAGCCGAAAGGCTCTAAGGAAATAAGTGGAGAAGAAGATGTCCCAGTTACCAGCTAACGATGCTCCGGCTTTGTCCGGAAAGAGTGTCGATGATATTTTCAAGGGTTTATCTGATGGGGATGACCAAGAAACTCTTGATTTAACTAAGCCACTCAAGAAGCCTGCGGCTAAAGAAGATAAGACAGAAGACAAGGAAGATAAAGAAGATAAAGATAAGAAGCCAACTGAAATCTCTGATGAAGACGAAGACAAGGATAAAGACAAAGATAAAGATAAAAACGAAGATGAAGATGAAGACGAATTAGCTGAAATCTTAGAGGATCTTGAAGAGCCAGATGAAGAGAAGTTAGAATTAACAACTCCTGTTCGTCGGCGCGAGATTCTCAAGAAGTATCCTAACCTCTTCAAAGATTTTCCATATCTTGAGAAGGCTTATTACCGTGAGCAGCAATTCACGGAAATTCTTTCTACTATTGATGATGCTAAAGAGGCTGTTAAAGCCAAAGATACATTAGAGAATTACGTTGATGACATGGTTGTCAAAGGCAATGTCAATAACGTTCTAAAGCTTATTAAAGATACAAATCCAGATACGTTTGCTGGAGTTGTTGACAATTATATGGATCATCTTATGAATGTTGACAAGGAAGCTTACGGTCATGTCCTTGGCAATATTACAAGGAATATTATTCTTGGGATGGTTCAAGAAGCCCAAGATAATGGTAATGAAGACTTGAAGGTCGCTGCACTATTACTGAATAAGTATGCGTTTGGCACTTCCAAGTTTACGGCTCCAAGTAAATTAGCAAAGGCTGAAAACGCCGAAGGCAAAGATAAAGAAACAAACCTCTCTAGACGAGAGCAAGAATTTGCTGAACGCCAAGTTTCTTTAGTTACAGCTGAAGTAGAAACTAAAGTTAATAATTCAATCAAGAGCGCAATTGAAAATAATATTGATCCTAATGGTGTAATGACTGAATATATCAAGCGTAATGCCATTAAGGATGCACAGGAGAAGATCACTGAATTAATTTCTAAAGATATTAGATTGAAGAAGATTGTTGATAAACTGTGGGAAAAAGCCGCAGCCGCAAACTTCTCTGACACATCCAAGGCTGAAATTAGAAAAGCATTCTTATCTAAAGCCAAATCATTACTATCACCAGTCCTAAAGAGTGCTAGGAATGAGGCTCTAAAGGGAATGGGTCGTAAAGTTAAAGAAGTTGATACTGAAGTTATTGAAGATAATGATACGGGTGAAAAGCCCCAGCGTCAAAGAACAGAGCGCCGCCTTAGCTCCCCGGATAAGGCCAAGTTAGACTCGTTAAAAGGTAAGAATAGCTACGATGCACTGCAGTCACTGATGGGAGACTAGAGTGTCAATAACAGCCGTCCTAAAGAACTATGTTAAATTCTCTGGGGACCAGGAGAGTGAATTAGTTTACACTTCTGGTGATTTAACTGACTCACCTTGTATTCAGGAGTTAGTTAGCCTCTCCATTGGAAATAACACAGTCAACATTCCTGATGTTGATGCTTTCACTGTTCACGGGCTTGCAATTGTTCCACCTAGCCTAAATGCAGTGGAGCCAATTCTAAAGGGGGTTGGTGGAGATACAGGTATCACATTAAGTGCAACGCAGGTTTCTGTAGTTATGTTAGGGTCCACACCTCCTGCTTCAATTGTAATTAACGTTGCTGCAGAAGTGATTGGATTACGTCTAATTTGGTTTTAACAAGGAGCTAAGATGGCAGTTACCGAAAGTCAGGTAGTTGCATTAGAACTTGAACGCGTTATTCCGAAGATTCAGACACTCTTCGAACGTGATGACTTGTTCTTCTCAACTATCAAGAAGCGCGATGTAGAGAAAATCTCTAATCGCCAGATGCGTATTCCATTAGAGATCCGTCCTGGTGGATCTTTCCAGTATTTCAATGCTGATGGTGGAGACTTAGGACGCGGTGGTGGGCCGACCTTTGAAAAGGCTGTGGTCAACTCCGTATTCCTTTCAGAGAATATTGAATATACCAAGTTGACTCAGTGGTCTACTGATAGCGATCGTAAGGCTATTGTCAATGCCGTTCGTAGGTTAACGGCTACGGCAATGGATGAATTACGGCGTCAGTTAGATTCACAGTTAATGCAGGGTGGTAATGGTGTCGTTGGAACTATTACTACTGTTACAGTTAACGTAGGAAATGATCAATATCTTTTAAATACTGATGGTTTCGGTGCTCGTCTTGTTCGATACGGGCAGACCGTTCAGGTTTTTGATACAACTCTTGCTACTCTTCGTGGCACGGGTGTTATTACCTTCTGGGATGTGGCTAACAAGATTATTCAGGTTACGCCAAATATTGCTGGTTCAGTTGCTACCGATGTCATCGTAGTGATGGGCATCTCTTCGCCCACCTCACTTCCTGCTATTTATGGAGTTCCTTATCATCATTCAAATGCATCGACTGGTACTTGGCTTGGATTCGCGCGTTCTACTACGCCTGAAATCCGTTCCAACGGTGTAAATGCGAGCAGCAATCCGCTCTCACTTCCACTTCCACGTCTTGCAATTAATCAGATTGGTAATCGTGTTGGTATCAATAACTCCTTCAATCCTACTGCCTGGATGCACCCTGCGCAGCAGCAGGCTTATGAGGAGATTGGTCAGTTAGTTATCATGATTAATAAGGCCCCGAAAGATGAGGGTCTTAATATGTATTTTGGTGGCAATATGCAGATGGCTGGTGCTGGAGTTAAATGCTCCTTCAACTGGAATCCAGCTCGTATTGATTTGATTGTTGATGAGGTCTGGGGTCGTGGAGAGATTCTCCCGCTTGGATTCTATACCACTGATGGACGACGGATCTTTGAGATTCGTGGACCTTCGGGTGGTGTTGCCACTGCGGAAATCTTCTACATGGTTCTTGGAACTCAGTTCTTCGTTACCAATCCAGCAGCTACTGCTTACATTTATAATCTTGCAGTTCCTTCTGGATACTAAGGAGATATTAAAATGCCAGCTGATACACTCAACTTTCAAGATTATTCCACTGTTCAGGATAGATCACAGCCACAGGCAAAGACTCTTGCCTCAGCCAATACAATTGCTCCATCTGGATTCCTTACTGTATTAACTGGTAACACAGTTGTTAAAACCATTACACCTCCTATGGCTGGATTGCATATGCTTGCTATTCAGTTTGCTGGAGCGGCTGGTGTTGATGCTACTGGTAACGTTCTGACTGCAAAGGCTTCAGTTGCAGGTGAAGTTATGTTACTAGTTTACAATCCAATTACTGCTAAGTATGTTCCTGTTGGTTAGTTAGCCCTAGGAGGGAGAGTATCTTCCAAGTGCTCTCCCTTCTATTTTGAGGAATTATGGCTGAGAAAATAGAAACTGTTAATCAGTATCTAGAAGACAACTTCGGAATTGATACTGATGATAGTAAACCGATCTTTCGAGTTGTATTTTCAGACGAACAATTTGAGAAACGAGAAACCAAATTTACCAACATTGGTATTGAACTTTTATACCCAGAGGTTCGAGAACTACCTAAATATCAATGGATTAAAGGTATGTATGTTCTTGAACGCAGGGTTCTTGTTCCAGATGATAATCTTAAAGAGCTAGCTGGGCTTAAGAAATCATATGAGCCTGTCTGGGTATTTCAGGGGGCTGATGGCTTTCCAGTTCCACCTACAATTTTAGGATGTAAAACTGTTATTGATGTCTTATATGCGGCTCTCGGCAAATCGAGCCTAGCTAAATATAAAGAAGATATTCCTGCAATTGGGAGTCCTCAGGAACAGTATGAAGCTAATAAAGCTAGTATTGATCAAATTGAAAATGAATTATTTGGTGATGAATCTAATTTAGGACAAGAAACAATCAATGCTAGTGGCAGTGCAATTGTTATGCCTGCTAATTATGAAAGGAAACACTAATGTCAATGGTAGGTTCGTTTCCAAGTATGAGGGAATTGAATCGTAAGACTGTCCGTGGTGCTGTTAATCCATTAGATAAGTCTACGCTAGTTTCTATTTACCCTCGCCCCATCAAGTTCTTCAATTTAACTCTAACTCCTGGATTATGGAACTTAGAGGCTGGTAGTGTTGAAGAACCAGCAATTTTAGTCGTTGGGCCATCATCTTGGTTTAGAGATGTTGGACCTGACGAGCCGCTAATCGAAATCGTGCAATCATCCGTGCAAATTGCGGCTTCTCTCATTCAAGACTATCTGAGTGGAATGTTTGCCTGCAATATGCACGATTCGATGCCTGGATTGTTTTTCGTTCCTGGCTGTAAAACTCATCAGGATGGTTCTATTAATTCAGAAAAAACACTTGAGTGGATTAAGGAAGAACATCAGCATCTTATCGCAGCGGCTGTCAAAACTCAACTTGGTTATTGGAGAAATCTTATTAGATATGGGGATGCTCTTTGGGCTCGTTCCAATGGTAATCCTCTTGTTATTAATGATGAGACTCGAATGGCTGCAAAGTTACTCGGTTCTCAAGATAAAGATTGGATGAAAGATTTCCAGAATCAAGGTCAGATTCGTTGCTTTGCTTGCGGCTCATTCAAGAGTCCTGATTATCCAATTTGCCAGGCTTGTCATACTATCGATCCTCAGCATCCAAAAGCGCATTTAATTCAGAAAGCCGCAAGTGGACCATTCGTAGGCTTGACCAGCACAGGTAAATAAATGCCCATCCTGTTAGCTTCTGAGGTGATGGACTTAGCCGCGGCTGCAATGAATGACGTGGATAAGACCACCTATGATTATGATACGCAAATCCCGTATCTTAAGATGGCACTTCAGGAGCTACAGGAGATTTTTGAGCTGAATAGTCTTGCAGTAACTGAGCAGAGTTCAGCCGCAATTCCTGTAAATGCTGGAGTGACTGAGATTATATTCAATGCACCTAGTCAGCCGCGTTTACCTGATAACCTTATTGAGCCTCAACAGCTTTGGGAACGACCAAGAGATATTAATCCTTTCGTTCCAATGGTTCGTAAGGAATTCATTCCACATGATCTAGTTGGCGTTCAAGCTAATATGTTTACATATTGGGTTTGGCAGGATAACAAGATTCTTCTGCTTTCATCCAATGCTGATAACGATATTAAGATTGACTATATAGGATCTTTATTCCCAAAATATATTCGAGAAGAGACAATCCTTCCAGTTCAAAATGGCCAAGGGTATCTTGCTTATAAAACAGCTGAATTAATGTCTGATATGATTGAACACAATATGGAAAGAGCTCAATCCAATGGTGGACGAGCATTGATGGCAATGGATAGAATTTCAGGTATTACGATTAAGAGTAAGCAGCAGATTATGGCTCGACGTAGGCCATTCCGCGCTGCTTATAAGAGAACAGGAACTTGGTAGACTCTGGCGCATATTAATAACGATATGTGCTGGCCTAACGACGGCTGGAGTAGCAAATGCCTGGAAATGAACAGTTTGGTCGTGGAAGTGTTTGGGCATCATTAAAATCTGTATTTAATATTGATGCTGGCTGGTATATATTTGCGGGAGTTCCAATTAGTGGAGCTAGTGGAACTTTTGCAGGTAAAGCAGGCCCTGGAGCTACAGTAATTGACTCTACTACTGGAAATAATTATACAAATCTAGGAACAAAAGCTTCACCAGTATGGGCATCTGTTAACCTACCAGCACCTATTGGAACTGGTGGATTAACTGGAGGAGGTTTAGGTTCTATTGGCAATGCCAAGATGACCTATGACTTTGCCTCAGATGGTGGTGCGATTTCTACTATTACTCCCCTTAACTCTCCTACGCTTCCAGCAGGAGCAATTGTTCTAGGAGGCGTAATCGATATTACTACTACACTTACCTCTGGTGGTGCAGCTACTATTGCGCTAGGTTTTGGTTCTGGTGCTCAGGTCGCTGCATTGAAAGCTGCTACTGCTGTTGCATCTTATGCTGCTGGTACTACATTAGTAATGATTCCTATCTTTACATCAGCTACCTACTTAAAATTAACTGCTGCAGCTAGAATGACTCTAACAGTTGCTGCAGCTACATTAACTGCTGGTAGAATGGATATAAATGTGGCTTACGTTCAAGGGAATGTGTAATTAAATTTAGGGGATGGCGAGGCTCTGGGACTTACGTTGACCCCAATCGATGTGAGAAAAGAGAACCGAGCTATCCCCTATTCATAACATGGCAAAACAACTAAGAGGACATCCACCGGCTGAAATTAGTAAGTTTGGTGGATTATGGAGACGCGGAGACGCAGAAACAACTCCGCTTGATCATTTTGCTGAATCTGACAATATAATTTCTATTGGTGATCAGACTGTTGTTACTAGACCTGGAATTGGTATTTCTCAAGATGTAGCCGTTCCACTTGAAAATGTAAGACGAATTTATAACTATAACACTGGAGAAGCTAATACACAGTTAGTTTTAACGGTTGACGCTGGAACCGGAAGGATTTATCACGTCATTGATGCAACTACTGTATTTGGTCCTCTCTTAACAATTTCTGGAATGGAGGATTTCGCATTTGCTCCCTATGGTGGTAGAGCATATATCTCTCCATTTGCTTCTTTCCCTCAGGGTGATTTAACCATTGAAAAGGGACTAGAAGACGAGTTTGTTTACGTTTATGCTGGTGATGGAACGGCAGCTCGTAAGGCTGCTGGTGCTCCATTAACTGGCAATATGACGATTGCTAATGGAGCAGCCGGTAATACAGACCCAGGTTTACATATCTTCGGTTTTGTTGCCGAGACTATCTCTGGATACTTAACGGCTCCTGGTCTCCTCGAAACATTTACTACCGCTGCAGCTTTTTCAGTTAGTTTTACTGTTATTCCAACTTCAGGAGACCCAAATGTTGTTGCTAGGCATCTCGTTGCGTCAAAAGTTATACCAAGCTATAACGGGAATCTTGAAGGATACGACCTCTTCTTTGTTCCCGGTGGGACTATACCCAATAATACTGATACTTTTCTTAGCAATATTTCTTTCTTTGATCAGGATCTTTTAGATGATGCTAGCCACTTGCTGGATAATTTTGAAGAGATTCCTGCAGGGGCTCACCTTTCTCTTTATAATGAACGCCTTGTTGTTGGTGCAACTTTTGACGATATTAATCTTGCTTTGGTTTCAGCCAGAGGGGAGCCAGAAGCTATTAATCAGATTAGCGGTATTCTCTCTGTTCAGCCTGATGGCAACCCTATTACTAATGGACAAGAATTAAGGGATGTTTTTTATTTATTTAAAAGAACACGAACTATTGCTTATGTTGACAATGGTGATGAGCCATCATCTTGGGAACCAACGATTGTTGATAATGCTGTAGGAACATGTGTTCATGGAGTTGCAACAGTTCTTGACTCTGGAAGTTCTTCAGCTGATTTCCTTATCATATGCGCATTCTCAGGAGTTTATTTATTTAATGGAAAATTTATAACTCCTGAATTATCTTTTAAGATTAATGATCTTTGGCTTTTATTTGATAGAAATGAATTTGGCAAGTTACAAGTCATACAATCTCCAATCCGTAAGAATATCTACATTGTATTACCAGATAGGACCATGCTTGTTGGTAGTTATGATGGCGGTTTAGACTCTAAAAATCTCTCATGGTGGCCTTGGTCCTTCAGAATGGGAGTTAACACAGTGGCAATTGTTAATATTGATGAAATTGTTATTGGCGCAGATTTGGGGACATAATGCCAGTTAGAACCTATACCGGCCTCGATCTTATTAATTACTCTGAAACTGATAATACAGGCGAGGTTGAGGCCCTTGGTACTGTTAGTAGACTTGTAGTTCCTATCTCACAGGCTGTATTATCTTTAGTCGCTAGTGGTAATGGTGCATCATCTACTCCATCTGCTTTTGATATAGAGGCATTTGGATCTGTTGATGTTCATGGAGAATTAGATTTTGATGTATTTCCATCTATTCCAGATAACGCAGTTATTATGCGAATTAGAGCTAAGATGGAAGCTACTATTACTGCTCAATCTAATGCCACAATTCCATTAAATGGAGGATTGGTTGCAGTTGGTGGTAAAGTTTCTTGGGTTACTAATGCGCTTGAATTAACTGATCTTACAATCGTTGTAGATGATAATATGGGACCTGGGGTTAACTTAAGTGTAACCCAAAACGCATCAATAACTTTCTCTACTGAACAAGTTTTAGATTTTAGCCCTGTAGGTATCACAAAGGCTCAGTTAGTTGCTGATTATACTGACCATGATTGGGCTCTTGAATGTGAACATGCAAACCCAACTATATCACGGGATTCAACGGCTACTACTGGTGCAGTTGGTGACTTCTCAAATACTGTCACGCTTAATAATTTCCAGTTTATTGTTGAATACGAATCAGGCCCGGAAGTTTCTTTAACTCCATCTGGTGGTAATGTCGAGAGTGGACAAATTATTCAGGTTTCATCTCCTGATGTTGATCCACAAACATTAACATATGCTGCTCTACAGGGCAATAAGGTCATTCCAATACCTATCAGTCCTGAAGGAGAGCTAGAGATTCCAGCTCCACCAACTGATCCATGTTTAGATTGTCTTACTGGTTGTACAGAGTGTGATGATTGCTTTACGGTTTGTGAAGAAGATTTAGAAGGTGAAGCATGTCAAGCATGTATGGAAGCATGTCTTGATTGCTTAATTAATTGCTTAGAAGATTTAGAGGATGCTGAAGAGTGTCAAGATTCTACTCAAGATCCTCCAGCCGCTATCCCAATTGTTATTATCTGTAGTGGTCCTCCATTCCCCGGTGGTTCTGTTCCACTTGGTAACTTTACAATTCTTGTTGCCAATGCTTCTGGCATCTATCATCTAGTTGATGGTAAGGCAGAAGATACATTATATTCATCTGTTAGGGATGGAACAACATTCGATGTTAAAATCCCCAATCCTGGTGCTAAGACTGGATTCTTCAGGAGTTAAAGATGGCTAGGGTTGGAATTTCTGGAGATATCATTCATACTGTTGGAGTTAGATATCGAGTTAAGGGTGTAGGATCATTTCAAACTCGATTATATAATATGGGTGAAGTTGATGATAACTCTTTAAAGTTTAAGAATTTAGATAATATTACGCTTGGAGCTAAGAAGAATCGGGAGAAGACGGCTCTAGCTAATTTCCAAGATCAAGGAATTCAGATTCGATTTAGGACTGTCTTCTTTGGGGAACTTATTAATTTATCTAAAATTTCATTATTCTATAAGCCAGTTGCTGAAAGCTACCCGATTAAGACCGGCGGTGCTTAATGCCTACAACCGAACAAATTATTCAAAGATTAAATAAACTTAAAAGCACTCTACTTACATCTGGATTATCACAAACTAATCAACCTCTATTTGAAGTTATCAATCGACTCATTCAAGCTATTATTGACTCTAACGTAGGCGTAGTAGAAATTACTGGGGGTAGTGGAAGTGGTGGATTAGCAAATCAGCCATACTTAACACATCAGAATGCTTTAGCTGATTTACCATCTTCACGACAGTTACTAGCCGGCGATAATGTCAATTTTGATGATTCAGTCTTCGGCGAACGGACGATTGATGTTTTATTAGATTTTATCATTAATGCTGATCTTGTAACATGGACTGATGAAACAGCATCGTTTCCAGATTCTAGATGGTTATTAGCTGGTCCATTTATTACTATCGATACATCAGTTGCAGGTCAAATTATTATTAGCGCAGTGTCCCCAGATAGAGAATGGTCAGTTCTAACTAATGGTGATGCTGTTAATCCAGAATTAATATTTGCCGATGGCGATGTGATAATGACACACATACCATAATGGGATTTGCAAGACGTAACGAAACCGATGATGCTACTTGGGCTAGGGCATGGGATGCAGATGCCGTATCTGATTTAGTATCTATTTCGGCTATTGGAGGAACGGCTGGTCCTCATCATGGCGATATTGCACTTGTTGATGCCAATGGACTTTATTATCTATGGATGGATGATGGATCTTGGCGTCCATTAACTCCAGATTATGAAGAAGGTAGTTGGACACCAGTAATTGGTGGAAGTGGTGGAACTACTGGACAAACATATGGTTTACAAAATGGTAGATATGTTAAAGTTGGTTCATTAGTTACATGCTTCTTTGCTGTTCAACTTTCTGCTAAAGGGACTATTACTGGAAACGTAGAGATTCAAGGATTACCATTTACTATATCAAATGATTTTGGAGTATTCCGCTCAGTTTGTTCATTAAACTGGTTTGATCTTGCAACTGCACAATTAATCATACAGGGTGGATGTATTGAGAATACTACTGTAATGTTCGTTCGTGCATTAGCCGCAGCGGCTGTTACTATGGGTAATACACTTGCTGCAGCAGATATTAATGACGATACTGCCTTTAGTGGCACGTTTATATATATTGCCCAGAGTTAAACCATGAAATTAGAAGAAGTAATCCTTAGAGGAGTATTTGCTGCTCGTCCAGCCGCTAACACCGTGGCTGTTGGTACTTTGTATTATGCTACAGATACTCTTGTCACATATCAATCAGATGGTTCTTCGTGGAATAGTTATGCTGATAGTGGTTCTGGCTCTTCTAGTTCTAGTATTTCAGCAATCCCTGGAGTAGATGGACTAGACGGCGAACAAGGTGAACAAGGTCTTCCTGGTATTCAAGGATTAACTGGAAGTATTGGTCCGACTGGTCCTACTGGCCCAAAAGGTTCTGATGGATCTCCCGGTATTTCTGGTATTGACGGAGAAGACGGCTTTGATGGATTCCCTGGTATTCAGGGAGATAAAGGCTCTCAGGGAATTCAAGGTTTACAAGGATTAGTTGGACCACAAGGATTAGATGGTAATGATGGAGAAGAAGGATTTGGATATCCTGGTCCTGTAGGTTCGAGAGGTTCTACAGGGGCTACAGGTCCATCCGGTATACAAGGTTCTCTTGGACCTCCAGGAATAGATGGAGAGGACGGAGAACAAGGATCTCAAGGATATCCCGGAACACAAGGTTCTAGAGGAATACAAGGAATTCAGGGAGTACAAGGAGTTCCTGGATTAGATGGTTTTGATGGTGAAGATGGATTTAATGGAACTCCTGGAACTAATGGTTCACAAGGAATACAAGGTCCAACTGGTCCAACAGGAATAACTGGATCACCTGGTATTCCAGGACTAGATGCTGAAGAATCAGAATATCCTTATATCATCCCAGGTCCAATTGGTAAGACTGGTCCTGCGGGAAGTGGAGGCGGAGGTAGTGCTACTACAGTAGAAGTAAATTTAAGTGCTACACCTGTATGGAGAGGAACATTTACAATTACTGATGCTGCTATAAGTGGAACAAGTAAAATATTAGCATGGCAAGCTCCAGGTCCTTATACAGGTAAAGGAACTAGAGCAGACGAAGCTGAAATACAACCTGTATCTATAATTGCTGTAAATCCTGGAGCTGGTTCTGCATTAGTATATTGGCAAACACCCCCAATGATTACTTATAGCCCAAGTCCTATATTAGGTCATTACATGAATGTAGTAACAAATATCGTTACTCAGCCTAAAGATCCTCAAGGTATTGTTCTTGGGAGTCGTCTTAGACTTGGTAAGGTCAGAGGAAACGTAAAATTCACTTACATGGTGATGTGACATGGCAGTAATCGAAGGCGGAGTTTCGGCAGCATTAGCAGGTGTAGGTGCAGAAGCATCTTCTCCATTACATACTGTCCGAATGCCAGTTTCTTTTGGTTCTGGCGGATGGTATAGAATGGGTCCTAGCAGCGGAACAATGGCTGCAGCATTAACGGCTCAATCTGAAATATTTCAATTTAGATATGTTACTGCTGCATCACGAATTGCTTTAATTTATAAAGTTTCAATAAGTGCAGGAATAAACTTAGCTGCGACCGCTGCTGCTTTAGTCGCATTTCGATTAACTGTAGCACGTGCTTGGACTGCGGCTGGAACTGGTGGAACTCGTATTGTTTTAACTGGTGATAATTGTAATTTACGCACATCGATGTCTGCATCAGAGGTTAATGATGCTGGAATATCAACTACTACAGGATTAACCGCTGGAACTAAAACTTTAGATACTACTGATATTGGAGCTATTGCTCAAGGTATTGGAACTGGTGCAATTACTACCGCTGCAGCTTTACCACTTATCCCTGTAACAGCATTATTCGATGCAGATGGTGAAGGTCAATGTCCTTTAATTCTTGCTAATCAAGAAGGATTTGTAATTCGTATTGGTGCTAATACCTTTCCTGCAACCATGACATGGCACTTCTGCGTGAATGTTTTGTGGGGAGAAGTTCCTGCTTTCTAGGTTAGGAGAAAACATGCCCCGAACAGCAAAGAGATTAGTTGGTCCTGCATTAATTGCAACTGGTCCAACTACGGTTTACACAGTTCCAGCTCTAACGAAGACGATTATTCGACAAATTCATATTTCAAATCCATCTGGAGCCGCTGTCACGTTTACCTTGTCGGTAGGTGCTGACGCTGCTGGCACTCGTTTATGGTCTACCTATTCAATTCCGGCGGCAGCGGCTGGAGTAGTTGATTCAGTTCGTGACATCTTTATGTATTTAGTTATGGATGCAGCCGAAATCCTTACCCTTTCAGCCGGAACGAACAACATCCTAGACATTACTATTACTGGTGATGAAATCACTCTTGGTTAATCATGAACTTAGAGGAAGTAATTCTTCGTGGGCTGGCCTCTGCACGTCCATTAGCTACAAGTGTGCCAGCCGGAAGTTTATATTACTCCTCTGATTCTAAAGCCACAGATAGATCAGACGGAACAAATTGGGAATCCTTCTCTGATGGCGGAAGTTTAATAGGCATTAGTGGAGCGATTGGTCCTCCGGGAATGGATGGTGAAGATGGATTAGATAGCTTTATTGGTATGGCTGGAGCTGTATCTAGTGGTAGTGCGGGCAGAACATTAATATCTTTTAATCAACCAAATTCCGGTAGCGGTCATAACCCTGCTGATAGCACACAATATTTCTTTTTAACTGCTTCTTCAAGTAACCCAGGAACTACTTCCAACGGTAACTTTGGTCCAGTAATGACCAGAGATGGAACAGTTACTAGGGTATTTATTAAAGTAGTTATAGGTGGAACATTAGGATCTAATCAAAATGTTACATTTACTTTACATAACAATACTCAAGCAACAAGTGAAGCAATAACAACAACAGGACAGTTGACGGCTAATCCATCATCTATTAGCAATACTGGAATGACTCTTGCGTTTACGGCAGGAGATGTATTGCAGGTTTCAATGACTACACCAGCCTGGACAACAAATCCAACGGGTGTTTTTTACTCTTTTGGTGTCGAATATACTCCAACTTAGTAATGGTTACTAAACGCTTAGGGGGTGATATAGGATGGCTGGCTTTGTAGCAGGAACTGATCGATTTGGTCCTCAAAAGAAAAGGCCTAATCCTGTAGAGGATATGTATAAAGTTTACAATTCCTCTGTTAGTCAACAGGCAGGCGATTATGATGATATTATGAGTAGATTTAAGGATATTTATAATACATCTAGAGGAGGAGGTGGAGACACTTACACTCCATACAGTGCTGATAAAGCTACCTATAACAAATCGGCTGATACTACTTCTGCACTAGCTAACCTAAAAGATCTCTCAGAGACTGGTGGTTTATCTGGTGCTGATCAGCAAAATTTAAGAGCTAGAGGCATATCTCCAATTCGTTCGATGTATGCCACTGCTCAACGTGATATGGATAGGAATAGACGCTTATCTGGTGGTTATTCTCCTAATTTTGGTGCTGTAACGTCTAAAATGACTCGTGATATGTCGAGTCAAATTGCAGACCAAATGGATAATGTTAATGCTCGTATTGCCGAAATGGTTCAATCTGGTAAGCTCTCTGCTGCTCCAAATTATGCGAGTGCGGCTCAGGCTGAATCTGAATTAGGTTCAAGATTTGCTTTGTCTAATCGTGATGCAGAGAATGAAGCTCGTAAATCTAATGCTATGGGAATGCTTGAATCCAAACGTAATAAGCAGAGTCTAGCCGCAAATGCTGCCCAGGGTATGACTCAATTATATGGAACTACTCCTGCGCTACCTAAACTTTATGGCGATCAAGCTATGGATACTGCTAGATTCCAGAATGATGTAAATCAGCAGAAGAAGCGGACTGCTATCGGTGGACTTCAGAGCATGTTGAGGAGATAAAATGGCATTTCTAGAATCCCTTCGAGCAACCAATGTATTTCCTCGCAGACCAGCTACTGATCGTCCATTCGGTATGCCTGATATTGATAGTGGTAATGTTGCTGAATTATTTAGACAGATTGGTCCACTTGCAAATTCAATGAATGATGAGAATATGCGTCGCGATAAAGAAATGATGGAATTTGAACATACATTAAAACAGCCAAGACCAGCTCCTATGTCTATGACACAGAGGGCTTATGGTGGCGGTCAAGCTCCTATGCAAGGATCAATTGCTGGGCCATCTTCTCCTATTGGTAACTTCTCTCCAATGCAGAGAATGTTTCAAGCTAGGGATCAACAAGAAAAAGAAGATAAATTCAAAGCTAGTCAATTTGCTAATGAACGTGCTGGTAAACTTCAGCAGGCAATGGCTGAAGGCAGTATGCGTAATACTGGAGAGATGGAACGCCTTGTTCAAGAGATTAATGCTCGTAAAGAGCTGGGAACTGCAGAGATGGGTTCTCGTGAAAGAATTGCTGAAAATCAATTAAAAGCTAAAACTGGAGAGACTACTGCTGATAGAGATGCTAGAGTAGCCGGAAGTGCCGCTGATAGAGCATCTCGTGAGAAGATTGCTGGAATGCCAGCTAGGGCTACTGAACCATCAGCTACTCAGCAGGGTAATGCAATGGAGAATAGATTTCAGCAGCTAGCTATTGATAATCCAGCTGCAGCCGCAATATTAACTAAAGATCCTGACACAAATCAAATTATATTCAAGCCTGGTTCGGATCCTAAGCAGATGGAATTTGTTAGAAATTATCTCAGGCAACAGCAAGGTTCTACTCAACAGAAAACCATTACTCAGAAGAATAGCAAAGGCCAAACTAGAACCTCAACTGATGGTGGTAAGACCTGGATGATGCAGTAATGTCAAAACTAGCTGATTTAGCAACTAAGAAATTTACTACTAAGGACTTCGAGGAAGCTCTTGCTCGAAATCTTGAAAAGAAGAAAAAGAAAGAGACTCCTGTAGAGACTCCCGTAGAGACTCCCAAAGATGATTGGAAAACTGTAGATGAGTCTGATTGGAAGACTGTAGAAGCTCAATCAGAAGCTACTAATCCAGAAAAAAGTTTATTTAACAAAGCTATTGATTGGTATAACGAGCCGCAAACCAACTTTGGTGAGCAGAGGAGTGAGGCTCTCAAGAATATTCCTCAGAAAGAAAGAATTAAGCATACTGGTGGACAGAATAAGTTACAAGATTTTCTTGCTGAAGTAGATGCTATGAGTGGTGGATTTAGACGTGGCGCATGGGAAGGTGTAGGTCGCGCTGCTGATATGATAATGACTCCATCTACAATTGTTGGATTACTAGGTGGAGGACTTGCTAATAAATTGGCTAGTGCTGGAATTAAAGGTGCTGGTGCTATTAATAATTTAGTTAGGGGAGGTGAAGCCACTGGAGTTATTCATGGTGGCAGAACCATGCTTGATCCTAATGAAAATGTAATGAATCGTATATTTGGTGCTCTTGAGGCTGCTGGGAGTGCTGCCGGAGTTAGATATGGCAATCTTCCCGAAGCCCCTACCGTGAGCAAACCAAAACCTAAAGTTAAGGTAACAGCCAAGACTAGTCCTGTAGTAGAGCCAGAAGTAAAAGCTACTCAACCAGAACTTCCAATTGAACCAGCGGCTGAAGTTCCTCTTAAAGAGAGCTCTGAAGAGATGGTTAAGAGGATATTCCCTGGAATGGAACGGGGTAAATCCAAATTTGATCTTTCTAAATCCATTAAGAATTTTGTCTCCGAAGAAGAAGGCTCAATTGACCTTTCTAGACTCTTCCAAGGTGAGGAAGATTTAGGTTACAGTGTTAGAACTAATGATCCAAATGCAATTGATATTGGTGAGGTTAGAGGCGAGCCTATTGATTTAGACCAAGCTGCATTAGAAGCAGGAGAAGGAACGGCTAAGCTTGTAGGACCAATTCGTCAATTCTTAGGTGATGAATCTGGTGAGATTAGGTTTGATAATCAACGCGGTAAAATGATTAACGAATCTGATGTAGTTCCTCCACCTGAAAAGGGAGAGTTTGAACTACCACATGAATTTGCACCTGAATTGATGCAACAAGCCGATGAAGCATTTGGTGGATATTCTCCTCGATTCGAGGCTAGAACTCCATCACCTGATATTGAACCTCTACCATCTATGTTTGATCGTCTCAAGCAAACTATGGTGGACGAGAGCGGCTCCGTTCCAAGAGAGCCAGAAGTTAAAAAGTATGATATGCAAGGTAGGTTAGTTAAGAAAACTGGTGAGCGTATATCTCCAGAAGATGCTAGGATTCAGAAACTTACTGATGATGCAATGAGAGCCGCTGAAGCAGAGAGAAAGACAATGCTTCGGTCAGGTGAGACTGAACTTACTCCAGAAGAGTTAGAATCGTTTAGAACTAAGATGCAATCTGGTGAACAGTTTGCTGAAGAAGTTCAGGCTTCGCCTGCTAGAGAAAACATGCCATTACTTCGTAGTAAAGATTATATTCCTGGTCAGGGTGAATCAGCTAAATCGGCTAATCGTCGTGAGGCTGGTTTCTTTGGTGATAGGACATCATTCAAGGAGAATCCACTTGAAGTTAAGCCTGAAGGATTTGCTGAGAAGACTAAACGTTTTCTAGCAGATGAGAAAGGTGAAATTGATCTTTCTGGACTTTTAGGGGATGAACCTATTCCTGGTCCTAAGATGGGTGCAAAGTCTGATTTATTGCATAGTGAAGAACTAACGCCAGATTTACCTATTACTAAGAGGGCTCAAAAACCTGAAGAACAACCAGGTATGTTGCGCCAAATCGTTGATGCCCCAATGGGTGCTATGTCAGTTGATTTACCATTTATTTCATCTGCTGCATTTAGACAGGCTTCGCCTTTAGCTTGGACAAAGGCTTGGGGTGAGTCTTGGGTGAAAGCAGCTAAGGCTTATGGTTCTGAAGGCGCTTATGATGCCACTATGAAAGAGATTATGGATAGTAAATTATTCAAACCTCGCTATCAACCATCTCATAATGCAAAGGGTGAGATAACAGGATATAAAGAAAAAGCCTCTATTGCTGAGGATCTTGGCCTTAAAATGTCTGACCTGAAGAACTTCTCAAGACGAGAAGAAGTTTCTAGGTCCATGTTGGCTGAGAAATTACCAGGTGGTTGGGGTGATCTAATTAAGCGTTCTAATAGAGCTTATTCTGCATTCCTTAACTGGACTAGAGCTAAGACACTAGAGAAGCTAATTTCAGAGCAGAAGTGGGCTGGTAATGAGAATGATGTCACCATTGCTAAAGGACTTGCTGAATTTATTAATGATGCTACAGGACGTGGTTCTCTCAAATTCCAAGGTCCTAAAGGTAGCCAATTAAATCTAGAAAGATCAGCTCCATTCGTTAGGAATGCTCTCTGGTCTCCAAGATTATTAGCATCAAGATTAAAATTTTTAAATCCATATACTTATACTAATGCTCCACCTGAAGTTCGCCAGCAGTATATCAATGGATTAATGAGATCAGCCGGAACTTGGCTAGGCTTTGCAGGTTTGGCTAAGATGGGTGGAGCAGAAGTCAATACCGACCCAACTAATGCCGACTTTGGTAAGATTAAAATTGGTGATACTAGGATTGATCCAGGTGCAGGATTTCAGCAATTATTAGTCCTTGCAGCTAGGGAATCTCCTAAAGCAGTAGGTGAACAGTTTGGATTTGACACAGGTCACTTTACTAGTTCTGCTACTGGTAAATCTCAAGAGTATGGAAAAGGATTTAGACCAAAGGATAGAATTTCAGTATTTGAGGACTTTGCTGCCTCTAAACTTCATCCTACCTATAAATTGGCTTATGATTTGATGAGGGCTTCCAGTGACCGTCCTGTCCATGTAGGTGATAGGATTGTTCAGATGACTCTTCCCATCATGGCTCAGGATATAATGGATGCGGCGAAAACGGACCCAGAGCTTGCTGCTATTCTAGGCCCGCTTTCGTCGGTTGGAATGGGAACTTCTACTTACGGGAGAGGCGATAGAATGTCTGATCCCGTATTTACTGATTCAATTGAACAGGCTCTCGGTCAACAGCCTGGCAGTTTAAGAGGCACTATAACTAAATGGTAGTGATTAGATACTGAACTAGATTCAATCGTTCAACTCTAGTTAAGTCTCTACACGCTGAGCTAATTTTGATATGCAATTCTGGATCATGGGCCGCTGACTGGGTTTGTTCCTGGTTAGCGGCTTTTGTATTTTCAAATGGTGTTCCTCGAATATCTGAATATCGTTCTGGACCGTAACAAACTGTTTCTCGAATCTCTCCTGCTTTCTCTCTCTTTTCCTTCCTTGCCGCCATCCATAACGTAGCAATAACAGCTATATCGCGTTCCGTATCAGCAATTGACTCATTCTTCGGAATCTTGTTTCCACTCTCCAATACGTAGAGACGGTATATCTTCTCGCCCAAACGCCCCACGAACCCAGCATCAACTGGAGAGTGACTGAACATACTAGCAAGAGTGCCAGCAAATTCATAATTAGCAGATGGAGCATTATTGTTAGCATAATCATGACTCTTGATGTCATGGGTTTCTGCCATTTCTTGGAGTAATTCGTAAAAGAGGGGACTGCCACATCTTTGCCTCTGTGGCCCTTCTGATTTGCCTTCAATATCATAATTCATTATTCTTTAGTCTCCGCAATTGCATCTGGATCAGAAAATACTACAGCTTTGATAGCCCACATTGCTGTTTGTTCATTCTGAGTAATGGCAATGGCTGTACGACGAGGATCTTTACATACTTCTTTAATTAAACGTTCACCCTCTGAGAAATGTTCTCTCAGCTTGTTGACTCTCTCCATACCTTCTGGAGATGGCTTGTGATACGCGTAAGGCTTGTCAATAGGCATTTACGGCTCCACGTGAACTTCGACAGTTCCATCGACATAAGTAACATTGCCTTCATTATCAGTAGCAGTAACACGAAGGGTCCAATCACCATTGACTACAGGCTTGAATGCTAGAGCCCTACAATAGCGACCATCTCTACGTGGTTCATCTAAGAACATAATGGAGATGGATGGCTCTCCATCATCTAGTAATTCTAAATCAACTCTGATTACTGGATTAGCAGAAGTAACATCAAAACGGATAAGCATACCCTTTGGATCACCACGGTGAACATTTGTATCATATTCAATAAGTTCAACTCTAAAGTCAGAAGGAGGAATATCTCCAACTGGTAAAACAAACTTCTCTGGAATAACAGGACCACTCATTACTGAGGTTTTAACTTTACATGCTCCTTCTGCATCTTCAAATACATCCCAGCCGCCCGTGGCCAGTGTTCTAATAATATCAGATGCTAGAGGAATTGGATTTCCTTCATCATCAACAATACCAGGAACGAATACGACGTTTCCTCCGTCTTTCCTTTCCAATCCATATCCTTCAGCCTTGTGAACGGCTGCTCCATCATTAAGTAACTCTCCACTCCTTGCTCCCATTGGAGTTGGATAGTTTGGTCTAAATGCTCTCAGAGTATCTAGCACTCTAGTATCTAACGGTTGTGATACAAATTCGTCGTCAGGCATTCCAGTAACTCCTTCCATCAGCTCTTCCCAAAGTGGTCTTAATTCTGGATGATCATTTAATCCTGTTGCCCTATTCTGGTCAGAGAATATAAGCAACATATTAATACGAGGATTGTCTCTAGCCAGCTCAGCATAGACTGAAACCAACCCTTCTAGATTAGTTGTTAATGATGCGTTACTCGTATAGCACTGACAAATTAAAGCAATCTTTGTATATTCTAGTGGAACCATGTTGATAATAAGCTGCATATTAGCTTTGAATATAAATGGACTTTCGTCTTTGAAACAATAAGCGTATAATCCAAGCCAATCTTTAGGTTTTAATTCCGGCCATCGTGGCCAGTTTCTACCATCCCAATATGCTACACATGGACGGAATGTAGCCGCACACTTCTCTTCAATATCAAGAACAGATATACCATCTATCCACTCAGCAAAAACGATATCATCTGTATTTACAATATTGCCAGAAATATCATATCGAATCTTGACTAATGCATTACCAGGCGGAAATTCAGGTGGCGGCTGATTAAATTCAAACCAACCTACCCAACATTTCTTGTTCATTGCTGGAATGGGTATATCTTGTAATAATTGAACTCTTGGTTGAGTAACAATATTAGTATCAGAAATTATATAATCTCCAGACCCCTCACCATTAGTAACAGACCAAACCGTTCTAATCACATTCTGTATAAGAGCAATCATATCTGGATGATAAATGAAATCACTATATGGACGGATTTGATAGCCAATGGTAGAGTTGAATGGATGTAGAACTAATCCATATTCCTTAGAGAGATAACTAATCCACCATTCACCATTAACTTGAACAGCATGTGGATGCCATTTTACGCCTGGTAGAGTAATTGGTTGTGGAATACCAGTAGTATGAAAATTGAAACTGAAATCACGCCAGATAGCTCTCTTCTCTCCAAGTAACTGTAATTCAGCAATTGGCTGTGTGGTTAGTTGCCAATCAGTACCATCAAGTTCTCTGACGTTACAACCGAATACATCATTCTGCCTATCAACGATGTATCCAATTGCTCCGTCTGGTCCAACATCAAGTAATCCCGCCTTTGGTAGATGTAATCCTGTTGAACTATATAATCCATAATTAGCTAACCAAGCCGCAAACACGTTCCCATCAGCGGCGAGTTCATTTGCGGCTCGGATGTCAAGAGGAGCCCTTGCACCAGTAGTTGGGTTATATAGCCAGATGCCATTATCTGAATTATGAATACAAACTACATGATCGTCAGTAATCCAGTATGGGCCTAATAATTCTGGAATAGGTGCTCCATCTACAGAGCCCTGAATCCCAGCAATCCCCATCCCGACTCGACCTTGATTACTCAGTCTGGGCATTACGCTTTACCTCATTGAGTAAACATACTGCAATTTCTATCTTACAGAGTGGGCATTCGTAATGTTGAGATTGGCTAACTGGTGTAGTATATAATGGACCAGCAGGAACCATTTGAGGATCTTCAGTTCCGGCCACATTACAATCGACGTGGTAGACGATGAGTGATAAATTATTAGATAACGCCACCATCGACACGACTCACATCTTCTGCACGCAAACCCTTGTCAGTCCTAGTGGGTTCGAATTCTAATACAATTATTATATCATCATCAAAATCCTTACATAGATCTTCCCAATGCCCATCAAAACTAGCCTGATGGAAGAAGTAATCAGCCTTATCTCCCTTGATAAAGCCATACCTCTTTTCCCTATTAAGACTCTTCAGTTTTCCCTGCATCGTCAACTCCAGTAGGCCAAGCCGTCTCTGTCCCATCCTCATTAATAACAATAACCTTGCGATAACGAGTAGAATTCTTAGTCATCTTTAATAGTAGTTTTAATACACAATTCTTACAGGCAGGCTTTGTAACTTGCTTGTGCTGAGCTGAGAATCCTGCCCATTCTCCTTCTATCTTTCTAATGTAGACTGCTTCCACGTTTCTTCCTCTCACGTGTGGCGATTTTCATTTTATCTAAACATGCTTGACAACAAGAACGTCCTTTTTTCTTCTTAGCAGGACATCTTGCGCATAATCCTGTTTTATAGCGTCTCTCACGCCAAGTTTGATATGGTAGTTTAACTCTCATTTCACAGTTAGGACAAACAATAATAGACATTACTCTGGCTCTAGTATTTCATACAGTTTTACATCAGGTTCTATACCTTCTTTAGCCGCAATGAATCTAACACATTCCTTAGCAGCCTCACTGTATGCTTTAGTAATTTGCCAATCATCACATTGACCTTCTCTATAATGCCTCCAAATCTTATCTCTTAATCTTTTAGGCAACATAAACCAATGACGCCTGCACATGAACATCTCGGGAGGAACATTCACTTCACAGGCTGTAGCATGGCATGTATGCACAGATATCAATCTTCCATTGCTTTTTTGAATCGCTCTAACTTAGTCTTTAATATTCTATTCTCTTCAACAGTAATAATAAGGAATTCACGCATATCAGTGAGTTCTTTAATAGTATTATCAAGCATTTCGACTGAAATATCTAATTCAGAACGCACACTTTTAGGAACAGCCGTTCCAGATTTCTTTCTACGTTGAATAGCTACCCATTGAGTCACTGAACCAAGAGTAGTTTTAATACCAGACTGATTAGCTTTTTGAAATAAAACTCTACCATTATCTGCATTGGATTTGGACCAATCAATATGATCTATAAGAATAGCTAATCTACCCTTAGCTTGAGTCTCCTTTACTTCTTCTTCCAGTACTTTAACTGTATTACTGTTAGGGAAGAATCCTTTAAGAGTTTCATATGCTGCTTGGGTAGTTTTACGAATTAGAAATGGTATATTTTTTCTTTGGGCATAAGAAGCTAACCAATTATAATGATAAGTAGGTAATCCTACTCCAAGTATAATAACCTTAGTATTAGTTGGGACTACAGCTAATAATTGAGCTCCTTCTATTTCTCTGCAATTAATATGCAAAACAGAAGGGTGCGTAGCATATTCTTTTACAAAACCAATATCCCAAAAAGCATTAACAGCAATTCCACCCTTAGTTAGGTCAACTACTTCATCCATTAGCTCTCCAACTTTCGTTTGAGATATGCCTTGTAAGATTCTAACGGCTCACCTGATAATCTAACTTCCCAATCAGAATTACTACCTAATCCTACTTTAATCTTCTTGACCCAACCCATCTCGACTAGATTGTCTAGAACTTGGTCAAGAGTAAATGTATTATATTCTCCATAACCTTTCCAAAGAAGTTGTTTCTTAGTCATTTTCTGTTCTGACGCGGCTAATAGGTAATCTAAGACGGATTTTGACGCAGCGGCTAGTGGGTCTGGGCCTCGACCTGAAGTTGTTTTCTTATTTGCGTAGATTAGGGAGGTCACTTTTTCAATAGCTTCTGTTAAGTGTTGTTCTGTTATCTCGCCTGTAAATTCCCAATCTGCTAAGCACAGGCACATACCTACTTTTAATACATGATCTGGAACACGATTAAGGAATCCTGTTTTATCGGGTGTCTGTTCATTACGCCACTTCCTACGCCATGTATTGAACAGAGTCCTAGCTCTATCATTAGGAGCTAATTGACCTTTATTCTTAGCTATATGCTCTAAATGTGGAACATATTTAGGTGCTACATAATCATCAAATTTGGTTTCTACCGTTGCTTCTGTCTCATCGAAGAGATCTACGTTTTTTGATCTTTTCTCTTCGTATATAAGAAGATTTCTACCAATATACCCACCTTCGATATTTGCTTGTGGTATACTGTCATAGAAATGCGCGGGACTAGAACCAAAGAGAGCGGTAATGTATGGATTCTTGAGCTTCTCTGCACCGTCACCCTTAAGCAAATTCGTCCACTCTGGATTATAATTTCCATCGTATAGGTCCGTGAGAATGGTCATTGAATCAGGATCAGCAATAATGGCTGTTGATAACTCACCATTAACGATGAACCCTCTACTGTCTTGTATTGGAGCTTTACCTTCGATACTTCTAGTTGTGGCTAATTCTTTGATGATAGCTTGGATTGAAGATCGTCCAGCAATAACTCTAGTTGCACCAGCTTTGCTAACAAGCAATTTAGCGCGATTAACAGGAAAACCTTTTCCAAGTCCGGATTCTCCCAGAAGCATAATATACAAGTTCGGTTTATAGATAAGATCTCCTTTAAGAGTAGTGAGATAGTAATTGTTGCCAGCACTAGCAGAAATGCAGGCGAGGAAACTATACCAGAGCCAAGGTTTGGGTGTTTCAACATGACTACATTCGTCTACCAGTGAATCTATCCAATTCTGCCTCATGGCTTCATCGTTTTTTGTAATTTCTCAACAATATTAACGACGTGTTGCTCATCATCTTTAGATGGATTAGTCTTTCTCATCACACTTATTATCAATAGAATTTCATGATTAGTAAGTGAAACTAACCGTGCTTCATTAGAATCAGCTTTCATTTCTTCTTACCTTGCGACCAAGCCGCTGTTAGCATCGTATCAACATACTTGTTAGACACATGCTCAATACCCTCTGCAACGAGAAGGACATGAAAATCTTTACGCTTATAGATAGTTGAAATGGAGTCACCATAGAACCACTCCTCATCTCGAAGATGCTGACTCTGTGCCCATTTCTTTGCAAATAGATAGCTTGAGGCAATTAGGCAGATCATACTTTATCCCTATCAAACATATTGTCAACTTCCTTTCCAATGTGCTCCTTAATAGCCTCCCGAATGCTGGTTTGAATATAATTTCTGGTTTCTTGAGACATTAAAATCTCATCTACTATAAACATTAATTCGGCTTGTTTTAGCATAATAGATCTGTTAATTAAATCTTTAATTACGTGATTGGCAAAATTTTTACCATGAAACAATAATTCTACCTCACTGATATACGCAGTGAGAGTGACTAGTTTCTTCTCTGGTATTTTACCCTCTTCAAAATTAATCAAATCTTCACCTTCCTCATCTCTGCGTAGTTAGTATCGCTTATCTCAATATCACAAGGAATAGTAAGAATAATATCTCGTTTCAAGCTGCAATACGTAGAGAAGTCTATTGGGGTCTGCATATGCTGTTTTATCAACTTGGCATATGGTTCCCAGTTATTCGCAGGCGCTTGCATCAGTAGACTATCATGGTTTTCAGATATCCACATCATAGCCTTGTCGCCATTCAACTCTTCATCGATCTTGAGTGCGGCTCCTTGAACTAGATGAGCTACTGTTCGCTGCGGGATGTTTGCATAACCTTCTTTATAAGTGGAATCATCCATCCTCCCATTAAATATTCGAACCCCTCCAAAAGGATCAATAAGAGTTCGAGTATATTCAAGACAATCAATAATATCAGTATGAAACTTACCTTTAATCCTCGGAGAAGCAGCGTGGAAAAGCTTGAGCATTTCTCCGGCTTTCCAACTAGAGATCGATATGGGAATATCAAACTTTTGGGCATCTGTATTAAACTCCAACATGAACCTATTAGAGCCCATGTCATAATTACCAGCGTGACGAGTTTTCTTACCACAGAACCTCGCTGGATCTTCCTTATCCATGTCATCGACTATTTTGATATAACCAGGCTGTAAGTTCAGCTCCTTAGTCATACCCATGATAAGGCCAGCCGTCCGACGGTGAATATCTATCTTGTCAAATGCAGCTAGAAGATCCCAATCCTCTGAAAGAATTGCTACTACCCTAGCTTCGGCTTGGCTTGAATCTCCTTGAAGGAATATGGTCCCTTCATCCGGGATGAACATACTCCTAATATCTTTAGCAAGTCGGCCATGCTTGGAAATAGTGTGAAATGGTATACCTCCAAACTTGCCAGGTCTGAGTGGCTTTTTAAGGCTAGAAGTAGATGATCTACACGTTTCTGTAGAGATGATGTTGAAAGAGCATTTACATCTAAGATCGTAATCTGGTTTAAAGTTGATATAACGACTACGTTGGGTTCTGATTCTTTTCTCTTCGAGAAGGACTGTAAGGATTTCTTTCTTGAGTTTGTCTTTGGCATAATTCCCCATTAACGCAACAATAGTATCATCCGCCGTTGGAGCTCTCTTACGCATCTTAAATTTCATCTCTTTATATAATAATTGAAATACTTGTGGATACGATGCCACATTAATTTCGTGCCCAATCAGACCTACTAATCTGCTATGGGAACCATCCTGCATGAATGTATATTTCTGAGATAATTCGCGTTGCCGAGCGTGATCCACTCTAAAGCCGTTGTTTTCCATCTTCAAATAAAACTTGTGCTTCTTCATCATATAATTGTAATAATACTCAACAAGCGGAACTTTATGAACTCTAGCTAACTCATATAAGTCAAGCTCTAGTTCTTCATCAATCTCTTTAGTTACGAGCGAATCCATCGCGTTGTATTTCAACAACTGTTCAATGGGATGCTTGCCTAGCCGGAACTCCTTGCCTTCATCTTTATAGAACGGCTGGCGAGTCCATAAAGACGTCATCATTCCTAAGCTTTTCTTAGGCAACTCTGGGAATACTACACGGACCTTAATAATAATATCTGACTTTACGTATGGAATAACAAAGCCACAACGACCTAGTTTGAACTCATCATATTTGAAATTCTGGCCAATAATACCTAATCGTCGATATTCCTTATCAATCAGACGCCAACACTCGACAAGCTCACTATAGCCCATCGGTGTGATTTCATGTTTACCTATTTGACGAAGTAGAGGAATGCTAATCGCATGATGGCGATTATAAGCAAAACTAGTAGAGACAGGGATACAATTGATAGATTCAATATCTGACGCTGCTGCTGTTGCATCTTTATATTGAGTGAAGAAACGATATACGTCAAGAGAGTTTCTTGCGACAACAATTTCTCTTTGTGGAAGGGATAAGGTTCTAGTTTTAGATTCTTCAACAGCTCTTGCGATATCATGTTCAATAAGTTTAAGGTAGGTATATTCGAGTCCTCCACTGGAATCTTCTTCTCCATCATCACTCCATGTCTTGTGTGAGAATAATGCGGCTGGATGTATTGTAGGGACTACTTTAATAACTCCATCACGTGCAGTAAGAATGCTGCCACGATAGTTGAGAATGCCATCATAGTTAGTAACAGCTTTAAGAGCTTCGTTTCCGATTGCAAGTATACATTTGGGACGAAACTTCTCAATCTCGTTCGCCCATAATTCTTTAATAGACTGCTCAAGATCAACGCCAATAAGATGGAGCTGTTTAAAATCGTTAAGAGGAGGGCGATACTTAACAACATTTGTGATATAGCATGCTCCACGAGATTGTCCTGCCTTTCTTAATGCGTCGTTTAGGTATTCACCAGATGGGCCTACGAATGGGATACCTTGCTCGTGCTCATGCTTTCCAGGTGCCTCACCGATTATCATCAAGTCTGGCTCTAATGGCCCTATACCAGCTATGTATCGGCTCACCGATTTTTCTTTCGTTTAATTTGCTTCTCTAGAAGAATGATTCTATCAAGCATTTGATTCTTTTCATAATTTAATTCTTTCATTTTATCTTGCAACAATACAATCTTAGCAGGACCCTCTAGTATGTTGTTAATAAGAATACTGATAGCTTGGTCTAATTTCATAACTTCGCCGTTTTATCCATCGCTTCACGAATTTTATTAAATATAGCACGTGCTTCATCCTCAGTTTGATAGTAAAATGGATTGTGACTACCCTTATATGTCACTGTAATAAACCATTTCATACCAGGATGGGATGAGCTAGCATAAACAAGTTCACCCCAAGTAACATTCCTAATACCCTGAATATTGACAATTACCTTCTCGTCTGAAACACATAGATTCATACCTTCTCCCTAAATCCTTTATAGAGTTGTGTTTTTACAACGTGAAGATCTTGATCAAAAAACTTATGTGCTTTCTTCATAAATATCTTTTCTGCATTATCTTTATCTTTAGCATAAATAATAATAGTCATACTTCTTAATTCATAATTAGATCTATTCATCGGAGTGCAAACATACTTAAACATGACAACAGGTTCAATATCTTTATCAGTCAAATTCAATCTCCTTTGAATTCATCTCTCTCTTCTTATCTCTAATCCATTCTAATGCATCACTCATAGATCTAAAACGACGTAATTGCTTCTCATGAGTCTTAACCCATGAAGCTACTGTTATATCCTGACTAACTGAGCCAGTACTTCTATTGAGAGATTTAGCTGTCTTCTCAATTGTCCACTGACTCTCACCTTTACACATACCCACATGGTAGTTGTATACCTGGACGGCTCGGTCTAACCAACCTAACTTAATTAGAGTGAGCTTCATATTTTGGTTTTCCAGTGACAAATTGTGCACACGAAAGGCTCCTCTTTCAATCTAAAGGTTGATACTTCTAGACCACACTTACTACACTTTCTAAGTTCAGATTCTTTAATCCTATTACCCTGTGCATCATACTTAACATCAGATTTAGGTTTATATTGAGGATTAGTCTCTCTATCCCAATATGTCCCACCTTTAACTGGATCTTCTTCAGCCGATTTCCAATAAGAATTCCATTTCCTGAACCAGTCATCCTGATAAAATTTAGCTTCTGGGCTACCTTGGGCTTCGTATGGCTTGCTTCTCCATTGAGGTTCAGAAGATCTCTTTATATCAGCCCAAGTCCCAGAATTAGATGTTGGATTACTAGCTGACCTAAATTTGTCAGCCGCTATCCGAATAGGCTTAAATATGGCAAAGTCGTTCTCAGCTAGTATCTTGCAAGCCTTACGTGCGGCTAGGTTAGCTTCGTTGTCGCTTGGATTATTATTTGCTAATCTTATTATGCTCTTGAGTTTTTCTATGTCCATGTGGAAGTCTTGTGAATGAACCTTTTGGATCGTCTTCGTAGAACCAATAACGATTAGCCTTATGTTGATAATCTTCTGGATTACGATATCGAAATATCCATACTCGATTACATTTAGGACACCAGCAAGTAGTCTTAATTAGAGAGTATGGAATCTGTCTTGGCTCACATCTTAGGCAATTCTCTCGACGTTTTCTTTTCAGCCAAGTTAGCCTATCAAAATTGGTGCCGGAGGAGGGAGTCGAACCCTCATGACTTACGTCGAAGGATTTTAAGTCCTTTGTGTCTGCCATTTCACCACTCCGGCTAAATTACGGCTACAGTATAGGCATTTCTCATTGCCCGATACTTTTACAGCCATTTACCCTCGGGCCTAGCGGGGTTTAACTGTAGCCGTAAACTTATCTAACTACTAGGTCAGTGTCTGGAAATCGGCAACGTCATTGAATTCGTTGCCCTTATCCGACTTACCACGTTTGATATAAACCTTGAGCTTCTGGCCAATCGCAGACTTGAAAAGCTCAGAAGTCAATTCATAACCCTTTTCCGGATCATATGGAAACTTAAGTGTGGCCCAGAGAGCCTTACCGAATCCAAGAGCCTTCTCATTGAACAGGCGCTTGACGGTATTGCCCTTGGAAGGACCATCTAATACCTTAAAATAGAAAATACAATTGGTAGATCCATCGGTAGAAGCATCCTTCTCTTCATAATCCACAATCTCTACTGGATGCCAACCGGGTGGAATGAGATCGCCACGTTTGAGATCGTCTGGTGTGAGAATTGCACGCATGTTTGTTGTCTCTTCTTTCTGGTAAGTGGTTTACTTCTCCCAAGGCTTCTTATCTGAAACCATTGGGACGACGTTTGGTTTGTTCATATTAGCAAATGGACTAGCTATTACTGGCTCGATAACCTGAGCTTCTAACTTAGCTACCTCTTCCTTCCAAACATCATAGAAGAGGCGATTTGTAATATCCATTTCACAATTTAATCCAATATTACTCTTTGCATAATCATCTCCAATTTGCTCGGTTGATACTAAATATTGTAGTGTCGATCTGCCAGCAGCCCCGTCCCAATTCGACTTCTTAGAGAAATGGTAAATCTCTGAGAATTGACCTGGGATGATTCCGGCTACCTTGCTGCCATAAGTAACAATAGAATTAACTTTAGACACTTTCATACCAGCACCAGTCCCTTCAATCTTCATGGACGGTAGTGGATGACAGGTCCAAATAACGTGGCATGGCAACACTCTGCAAATATCTAATGCCTGAGTGACAAGTGAAGTCTCAACCTTATACTCATCAAAATCAGGTATAATTCTATCCTTATTTTTATCCTTTTTATTATCTCTAAAACCTAATGACCAATTAACACAGGCTGAGGTCATTGTAGTCACAGAGTCATTAATAATAGCAACATAACGACAATCTCGACTTAACTTGAACATCATGTTGAGATATTCGTTAGCATTGTGTGCGCCATATACCTCAAACTCAATATTCTTTAAAATTTGTGGGTCATGCTTCTTATAAAATTGAACCAATTCAATCGGACCTTTCTTGTCCCAATATGATAGGAACACAGGCCCGAGTTTGGCAAATGAAGCAGCGGCTATAGTCTTTCCAAATCCCCACGGGCCTTTCAGAAGGAAAGACATATAATCGTGAGATGCACTAAGCTGATCTAACTTCACGATATTTCATCCAGTCTTTCTTGAAGATCTGCTATTAACATTCTAACTACAATCGGATCCATTAATACAGTTGCAGTATTAGTTAGTGGTGAAAATGTTCCCTCAGATAATCTAACCCCGATAGAAATCTTCATCTCATTTGGTATGGAATGCACCCATAACTGATACTTCTTGCTAACATTATATACTTCTGGTTTCATTAAACCTTCTCTACTCTAATCGGTCGTGTCTCACGCCTTAATACTGCAACAATCTTAACAATAATAGCACATTCTTTATCTTCACGTTCCATAATAGCTTTTGCATGTTCAACAGCCTTCTCGTATGTTGAATGGGACCACTCAGCATTGCATCCACTCTCAATAGCTGTTGCAATATGAGCTGCGCCGACGTAAAACTTGTTGATTTCCATGATGTCAAATTTCCTTTTCTTTTTATTGAATGACCAGTGAGTGCTTCTGATTTCTTTGTGTGTTAATCTTTCTGGAATATAATCATTAGCTTGATAATAATCATCATCAGCTAGTAGATACATTCTCTCTATATCAAGTTCGGCCATATCGCCCATTAAATATCCTCATCTCTTTCAATTGTTACAACTTTGCCTAGCCGCTCACGTAATGAACTAGTAGTATCTTTAGCCATGTCGGCCAATGCGGCTTGAGGTCTTAACTTACTAATAAACTTGGTATTACCTTCTGAATCTTGAACCTTCATCTTGCCACAGCGGGTGCAATGTGGCTTTGCTAATTTAACACTATACTCATTCATAGTGAATTCGTCACCACAAATGTTGCAAATAGTTTTCTTACCTAAAGCGAGAGCGGCTTCGATCTTATAATTGCAGTCCAACGTGCAGAAGTATACCTTTGTCCCGTTGGAATATCGATGCCTCCTTAACTTATGAACGTGTCTTTCAGTCATTATTGAAGTCTCACTTCCTCTGGTAAACCTTGGATATTAATCTCAACTACAACAAGGTCGGTAGCCTTACGACCATCATCCTTGCATCTAATATCAGAGTCACCATCATAATCATGAAATACAGTAGCGTTAGGAGTAATAGCCCACATCGAAATACAACGAGCTGCTTTCCTACGTGTATCGAGTAATCGTGGTACTGGTTCAGCATTAACCATTCTACCAGTTAAGTCTTCTAAGTTAGCGGTCTGAATGGCTGGGTTCCAGTGGGAATAGCCACGATTTCTCTTGCCTAATGGCATCAACATTCCAGTAGCTTTATGCATGATGACGTAGAAGATCATTTTGGAACCTCTCTAAGAGCCTCTCTTATCATAATAAGATTCTCATAATCTTCATCTTCAATCCTAGCATGACACCAAGAGCAAGCTATGAAGTTTCCACCATTTTTAGGAAACATAATTATAAAGTATCCAATTTTACAATGTATACACTGTAATGGATCGCTAAGCCCTTGCTTCTCAGCTCTCTGACGACTCTGTAGCTTTGTCCATACTTTCATTGACTTTATCCGCAATCTGCTCTGATGTTTTCTTAAGCCCCTTAGTAACATCCCAAGGTTCGCCATCAATAAACAATGTCATTAGCTTATGCTCAGCGGCAGATTCACCTGAGCTATCGCAAACATCATAATATTCACACTTTCGATTGAACTTGTCACAGCTTGTCTCATTCTGAGGCCAATAGTTATTGATGAGACAGTCCACATAATGCTCGATTACGGCTGTGATGTTACGTTTCCACTGATCAAGATACAAATGATCAAATGAAAGTGGAACACGAGTAAACTTCTCGTGGGCTGGGACAGTCTTCTGAAGTCCAATTTTATTAACTAGAAGATAATTGCTATTTAGAGCATTAACGTAATTCTTGAATTGATTTGACATTCGACCAGTGGGGTAGGAACGTTCGAATGACTTGTGGTCTATAGGTAGGTTAGTATAGCGGTTGTCGTTAATGATTAAGTCTATTTTGCCAGAAAGGAAGAACTTCCATTCTTCAGTCTCATGTAGAAGATATAAGAAAGATTTCTCAACCTCAACTATCTGAAACTGTTGATCGGCTACTCTCCAGTAATCAAAGTATTCTTCCATCACGTCGATTACACGAAGGATATCGTCTACTTCCAAATCCGTATCGACGCCGGCACTACGAACGGCTGAGAGAGCTTTGGTAACAGCATCATAATAATTAACACCATTTTTAATGTCTTCGTAATATGATTCAGCCGCCAAATGGATAAGCGTTCCGCGGTCGAGTGGAGCGGCTTTTGTAATTGGAACCTTTAAACGACGATATCTATTACTATACTTCCGTTCACATAGACGGAAGGTATCGTATTGAGATATATCCATTACGATGTTTAGTTTCTCAGTCATTTAATCTTCTTATCAAACTTTACCACTTCCACATTTTCAATACCCATTTTATCAAAAATAGTTGCTAGTACATCTCGAATTTGGTCTAACAAAATAAATGAATTACCATATGTTCTAATCTCACCACAATCTATACGATCTACATCGACTCTAATAAAATCAGTATAGTTAACTAAAGTGACTTTAACTTTACTCATCTTATCCTCTGCTTAACTACATCTAATAACGTTCTAAAGTCAGGGCTAAGTATATAAGTGCAGAATTCTAAGTGCTGAGCAGTTTGTTCTTCAGTAACAATCATAAACTTAGAACCATCACGCATTACAAACATCCTATGAGTAGCTACATATTCTTTAATATCATTCTCAAATTTATGTTTAAACCATTCATAAGCATACTGAAAACTTTTAGCTACGATTGCTGTTGGCAGTTGTTTATTCATTACTTCCTCTGGTCTGCTAGAATGAAATCAAGTTCTTGTAATGATTTATCTTTAATTTCAGTAGCAACTTTATTAATCTTATCGTTAATTTGATTAAGCGTTAAATCTCCAATATCTGGACCAGTCAGTATTGCTTCTCTACCTGCATCTAATTGAAATGCAACTAGCCGCAATGCCCCCGTTGTGGTAAAGTCAATTGGAAAATTCATAGCTGCGAGTAACCGAGTAATTAACTCAGCTCGATCAACTATATCTTTCTTCCATTTAAGATCATCTGTCATTAGTTAGTTCCTCGATAGTAGCTGCCATCTTCCCTGAAGTAGAAGGCTGCAAAATATAGTTTGGGCCAATCGGTGACAGTGAGAACGGCTACGAGTCCATAGCCTTCTCCAATATCAAGTCTGCATTTATAATTATAATCCTTTTGAAACATCTCACGCATCTTGAGCGCGTTGTCGATTCCAGCTGGGCTGCTCATTCTTTTTCCTCTCCTGTAAGTTTCATAATCTCGAATGCAATTTCTTGTAGGTCTTTCTCATCCCCAAATTGAAAACTACCAATGGGATATACTTTAACTCCACCATCAGATAGGTTAACTACTTTCTTAAGATGAATATCGTTTCCATACTGTTCAGCGTGGAATTGATATCCAATGGGATGTGGCTTAGAGTATTCTCTTACGCGAGATACTCTCCAAACCCTCTCTATCTTCTGTGATAATCTAGCGGAATTTTGTAGTTCAATCTCAGTCTTAGACTGATTATCACAGATGTAAATCGTGTGGTCCCGAACTTCAAGCGCGATGTAATGCTTGGGAATCGTAACCAGATACATGGCTGGTAGCATCTTAATTAGAACTGAACCAGCCCAAAAGATCGATCTTCCTTTAAACGATGGGATCTCTGTAAATTCGAGACCCATTGCATTACCTGCCTTCATTAAATCGACAGGATATACTCCTCTAATCTTGAATTGACCATTAGCTTTTGTAATTTCTTCAGCACATGAATCAGTATCTAGTCCAGTGAATATCGAAAGGACGGCTGGACCACAGAAGATATTCATTCCGAATTGAACTTCGTCCATTAGGCAATCTCAATATATCCATCACCTTTTTGCAGATGATGGTTAGATGATTTAGTGTAAACATCAGCTATTTGATAATTAGCCTCTGCTGGCATAAAGATTGGTTCTTGTCCATCATATTCTCTGTATGCAATCATAATTGGAATATCATCACTAAATGGCTCAAGCATTTTGATTAGATCAGCTTTAGTCATTTAATTGTCTCCTTCCTTACTCTTCTTCAATGTAGTATTGTCCAATAATAAAATCTAATGATAGTAGAGCTAATGAAAATGTAAAGTGAACATGCCCTTCACATCGGCAATCAATTTCAATGCCGAATCGAAATGTCCACGGGTGAGTGATGAGTGCTATGTGCATTAGCTCTCTTTTACTGGGAGCAGCATAATTATATCTTTTATTTCGAAGGCAAAAATTGCATCTTGAACTGATGGATTTTCTTCAATTAATTCATTACATATAATCTCACATGTTTCCTTGAGAGAACGAAATTCATTTGTAGCAATCTCAAGGCAGAAAAGAACTTTTACAGTTTCCATGCCTTCTTTCCCTTTGTTACGAGAATCATGGCAAGTTCACTCATGAGAGAGTTCTCACTCCATTGAATCTCTTTATTATCTAGTGCTCCTGCTACAATTGCTCGCTTCTGTTCAACAAGTTCAGTAAAGAACTCATCAATTGTTTCTGAGCAGAGAGTGTAATTAACATTAACTGCATTCTTTTGACCGTATCGATGGAATCTAGACTCAGCTTGCTCTTCATTTGCAGGATTCCATTGACGTTCCATCATAACTGCATCACTACAGAACTGAAGATTTAAACCTTCACCTGCTGCAAGAGTGGATGCAATTAGAATACGGCTTGCGTTATCATCCTTGAATTTCATTGTCAACTTATGACGATCATCCGAGGACAATGAACCTTTCATCAGTAATGGCTTAATCTTAGTTAACTCAATAATCTCAGCATTCAACAGCTCCATCACGTCTTGATGGTGCGTGAAGATTGTTATCTTGCGGTCAGTGCTTTCGATAAACTCTTGAACAAACTCGGCAACGGCTGGGACCTTACTAAGACCAGTAATATGACGCATCTTTGTCATAATTACTATCTTAGCCGCTCCGCGTTCGCTCTCAGTTATATCATCAGCGTAGAGGATATCATCAAGCTCTTTAAGGAGCTCAATGTATATCTTCTTGACCTTGCCATCTAGCTCTACGTGACTAAACCGTCTAGAAAACTCTGGCAAATCCTTTAGAACCTCATCCTTCGTTCTACGAATGATAAAGTCTTTCGTATCATCGTTGAACTTTTGAGGATTCTTGAGCCCCCCTACTTTACCTCCCCAACCGTTATCGTAATGGTCACAATAACTGTCGAGAAATTTAGCATAATGTGGAAATTGTCTTGGCCGCACCAGATTCAATACAGTAAAGTATTCACCTGCATGATTCTTGATTGGCGTTCCTGACATGGGAATAATGTGTGGAACATCCTTGCACAGCTTCTGGACGGCTTTGGCTCTGTCTGAGAGATGATTCTTGATTCGCTGGCATTCATCCAAGATGACTGTTTTAATGTCATCCTTGACAAATCGAAACATCTCTTCATTTTTTGCCATGTCATATGTTACAATGTAGATGTTGAATCCCGGAGCACAGAATTCCTTACCACTAGATATTACTTGGGTGAGGAATCCTTTTTGACCTAACCAACGGTCAATCTCCCAGAACCATTGTAACTTGACTGTTGAGGGTGGGATAATGATTGCAGGTAGTAATTCTGCTTGATGTAGTTTTAGCAATGCAAGGGCTTGAACTGTCTTACCTAATCCTTGCATGTCTGCGAGAATGGCCCGTGCGTTTGCGGCTTCCATTCTCTTTACACCATCAATTTGGAATGGCATTAATGTCTTACCATCCTTAGAAACAATTGAGGTGTATAAATCATCAGCAGAACCAAGTTGACCTTCGGTAACTAAGTGTCCACATTCCAATGTTACTAGGAATGTTGAACCTAGCTTAACTCTAGTCAACTCAACTGCAATCTTACCACAACCTTTTGCTGGGCAAGTTTGCTTGATGATTGTCGATAGTGCCATGTTTTTCTTTTGTTCTCCATTCTCTTACTACGCCGATGGAAGGATTAAAGGCTCTAGTTGCAGGGCCAACTAAATTGACAGGCCATGTGTGCACATTCTGGTGTAGTGCAACTAGCTCTTAAAGGTATCCAGCATTAACCTACCTTTAATCCCTCCATCCGAGTAGTAAAAGAACTTGGGGCCGCCGTTTTCTTTTGGATATCACTATTGAAGTTATCGCAGGATATCTAGTAAACATTGGCCCCAAGATGATTAAACGCTCGGAACTATCTCAACCTTTGCAACATCAGCTCTTGCAAGCCTTGGCGTATTGAATACTGGACCTTCAAACTCATCCAGTATCAATTGCTGCAAGTCATCCAACAGTGCAGGGTCAGAGGGACGAAGAAAGAAATAAGGACGTTCCTTTTCTCCTTCTCGTTTGCCTCCGGCCGTTGTAGCAGGAAATAGAACGAATAGACCGCCCTTTGCTGGGTCGTCGCAGATTGTGAATCCTACCAAATGGAATCCTTTGAGAACTCCATCAGTGAATTCGACTGCGGCTTTGCCTACTCGATTGCCCTGCTTTAACAGGAACTTCTCAACCTTGATTTTCATTTTGCTCTCACTCTCCTACGTGAACTTGAGTTTGGATAAATCCAATGGCTTAGTGTCCATTGGTGCTATTACAATGGGCTGGATTTGGGGAACAGCCGTCCCTTCCTTACGAGCTTCCTTATTCGCTTCTCTCTGCTCGTCGCTAATTATTCCTGTATTAGCAACGTTTGGTTGTGGCCTATCCTTTCTGGCTTGAGAAACCATCTTAGCTATCATTTGGTTAATCTCGTTGTCGGACAAACCAAGCTCGGCTAATTTGTCTCTCATCTTGTCTAGCTTACTGATTCTAGAACCACGCTGCTTGACTTTGTTGATAGAGTCAGTAACGGTAACATCTGGACCTGTAGGAGCAATTTGCCATTCTCCCTTAGAGCCAGACTTAGCCTTTCTATTACGACGCTCTTCGCCAGCAGCAATGATTCTTGCTTTAGCTTCTCTCGCAATCATCTCAAGCTCTTGGATATGCTCCTCAAGCTCTGCATCATTGAGATTAATAACTAAAGCTGCTTCTTCGTTGAAGAACTTCTGATGCAGTTCCTCGTTAGGTGTCATAAGTAGCTTATTCACTCTCCCTTCTGCCGTCCAATACAGTGAACTATCGTATGTTGACGGCGTGATTTGATAGTGCTCAATAGACTGAAGCGTTCTATCTGAGGCACAATGGCTGTTAAGAGACGCATTCGTTGTGCCGCAGATACAAAGCCAAGCCATTACTTAAGATTGAAGCGTTCTATCTCTTCTGGTGTAGCATTGATGAGTATAGCAAACTCTGCCCTTGTTGAGCCGTTGTATATTCTACATTGGCAGGCAAACTTAGCTCTTGTGCCACATGTAGGACATTTCTGGTATGTATCCTCACCGCAGATATGTTCACCATTCTCTGAGTGAGACTGAGCAATATGTTTGCAATCCTTACACCTTGGCCAAAGATTGCCTATTTCATTTGGGCTTCTCATTTTCCCTCAGTTTCTTTAATCTCGTAAGTTACATCCTTAACGAGTGTAAGCTCAGAATCATACTCGTTGTAGAATGTATCTTTGATTTGCTCTGCTAGTTCTTCGATATCCTCTTCGAAGTCGTCCTTGAGGATAATTCTCATCTCAATGTATTTCATTTAGTATTCCTCCTTTGCACCTCAATGAGTGACTCGCCAGCCGTAGTTCCTCTACCTGTTTAAGCCAGCAGACACTAACGAGCCACTCATTCAAATGCAGGCTGTTTTTCAGTCTCTATACAGAACAGCCAAACTGTAAGCCAATTAAATTTTAGCTTCTACCATCTACACTGGCAATTGATGGGTAAGAAGCTTTTATTTACTCCATGATGCACCTCCATAAGATACTAAAATGGAATGCAAACGAAATGATTTGTCATCTAAAGTGGACAGAGGTGTCGGTTGTCCTCGTGAGCGGTCGGTGGACATCGGATGACATCGGAACGTTTGGGAACGGTCGGAACTGAGCTAAGTATAACACAGTTCGAGACTTGTGTCAATCCCCCCGATGGGCCTCTCTCTCCCCAACTAGTGTATGTCGGTCTGGCAATTTCTCTTCTATCTGTATACTATTATATATATAAAAAAATATATAGATAATAATAAGAGATAGGTAAAGAGAGTGTCAGAGAGGGAGAGCGACGTCGAGGTTAGGGGGAGAGGGGGGATAAACCCCGCCAAACTCGCTAAACCCCTGTAAACGCAGGCAGTTACGCCCTGCTCGTCGCGTGAAAAGGCGTGCTGAAACGTTCCGACGTCTCACGACATCTCACGACAGCTTACGACAACGACCGACAGCTATGACCTAATTAGGTGACAGCTATCTATCTATTTAGTTGCTTTAGAAAGATTTGAGAGGGGAAGGAAAGAAGAATGGCAGGGAGAATATCTTTATGATAAAAACTCCCTGCCATCTTCAGCTTACTCCGAAAGAGACGCTAGTATATCTAGCGAGCGAACGAAGTGAGCGAGCTATTCGCCAAACTTCGCAGTGAAGCCAGGACGAATGATGTTGACTGCATCTTCCAAGGAAATACCCAAACCCTTGGAATAGTTCCGAACGGCAGTCCTGAACGTGAGCTGAACATCAGCAGCCCACGAAGCAACAACGAACTCCGCAAGCGGGTCAGAAGCTGCCTCATAGTTCGCAGCATTCAAGCCACGAATGAGGTAGTCAGTCAGTTCCGATTCCTTGCTTGTGACAACTGACATGAACTGTTCGACACTCTTGGGAAGCGTATCGGGAAGTGAATCGTCGAATGCTTCGTAAGTGATGACCTGTGGATTCTTTCCACGAGTAGCACCTACCTTTTGACGTGTTCCAACTCCCGAACGTCCCTTGTTGACTACTTCAGCATTGGCTTCTGCCTTTTCGCGTGCTGTCTCGACTGCCGTCTTCTGCTCTTCAGACATTTTCGTAACTCCCGAGATTAGTGGGGATGATTCCCCGTCCGCCTTGTGACTCCATTATACCACGAAGCGAAACGAAACGCAAGCGAAAACGTGGGTAAGTCAACCGATGTTGCAGCCCTTTTTATCAGCCATTGTTAGCGCCGTCTCACCAGAATGAGAAAGGTTTATGTTCACCTCTAATTGACGAAGCCACGATTGTCCAATGCTAGAATGGAATGCACTCAGCGCTTACTCTGAGCCATCCTAGACTTACTTGGGCAATTTGTATCTCAGTGGAGACAGAACCAATCGAGGAAGGCTTACGAATGATGCCTGCTCTAGGTCATGTCTCCGTTTTTCTCTGTTGACTCGCCTACAGTTCACCGTTATTTTGGTGTTGAAGATGCGAGCCCACTTTGTTACTCTTGGACTCATATGTGAACCTCTTCAAATCCTTCTAAAGAAACTAAATAGAAACCTGCTTCACAAACTGCTATCAATCTGCGAAGCAGGTCCCCAAATCTTCACAGGCTAGAGCACTAGATACGCAGGGCTGGAATGGTTAGAAGAATGGAGCGTCGTAGATATGCCAATTAGGAACTTTCCAATCATCAGCATATTGAACTGCATCAACATGGGTTTGAAATACTCCAACGATGTATTTATCCCCCATTCGATTGATGCCCATAAGAATGTGAACAGTTTTGCTGCTCATTTGTTCCACGGAGCTTGATTAGCTTTGTGAGCGTCAAGCCTTTCCCGTGCCTCAACTTGTTTGCCCTTGATTGCAGTGAGTAGGATATCCATCGCAGTAAAGATATCCATTCCGCACTTCTGAAGAACAGTGAGAGCCTTTTCTAATTGCTTTCGTTCACTGGCTCTCAGGTTCACCAGAATAACTAATTGCTCGCTTGGTGACATGAGAATCTCGTTTCTGCCCTGCCTATCTAATGCTCTAACCCGCGAAGGTGGAGAGCAAAAGATGGCATGTTTAAGACTCAACCTAGACTTGTAAGGTCCAAGTTAAGAATATGTGCTCACAAGGATGTCCTAGTATTAATGCTGGACACTGCGCA